ATCAGATCTAAGGTAGTTAAAAGCATCGCGTTAGATGTACCGAGTGTAATTATGCTAACAGGAACACCAGTTCTATCTAGACCAGTTGAGATGTTTAATATGCTTAATATTATTGACCCTAAGAAATGGAATAATTATTACTCATACGCTACGAAGTATTGTGCAGGTAGACAAGGATATTATGGATTTGAAGCTAAAGGAGCTACCAACCTTGAGGAACTGAGCGAGAAAATAGGTAAATACTTTCTAAGGAGAACGAAGGAACAAGTCCTTAAAGAATTACCGCCTAAGAATAGGATTGAGGTTAAAATTGATCTCCCAAAAGATATAAACGCAGAATATAGATTAGCTGAAGAAAGTCTTCTTAAATATTTTAAAAAATATAAAAAAAATAAAACAAATGAAGAAATAGGAAAAGCTTTATCAGCAGAAAAATTAGTAAAATTAAATTTATTAAGAGAAATAAACACAAGAGGAAAAATTAAGGTAGCTGAAGAATTAATTGAAAGTATAGTTGATGCAGGTGAAAAAGTATTAGTTTTTTCAAACTTTAATTTCCCACTAAAAGAATTACATAAAAAATATTTAAATAATTCTGTTTTGTTATTAGGTGAAACTAACGTAGAAAAAAGAGGTAAAATAGTGAAGGACTTCCAAGAAAAAGATAATATAAATATTTTTTTTGGTGGAATGAAAAGCGCTGGAGTTGGAATAACATTGACAAAAGCTAGTAATGTTATAATATTAGACTTACCCTATGTTCCAGCTGATTTGATACAGAGTATAGACAGAGCACATCGTCCTGGTGCAAAATATCAGTCACTAAATATTTATAATATTATCACTAGGGACTCTGTAGACTCTTTTATGGAAAAATTACTTGATAAAAAACAAGAAATTGTTAATAAAATAATAGGAGGTGAAGACATTAAAAAAATTAGTAAAAAGATGATAAAAGAATACTTAGATAGTATCAAACTTAAATATAAAAAAAAAATGATTAAAAAATGTGATAATTGTAAAAAAAAATTCGTTCCAAGAAAAGGTGGTAAAGCACAAAGATTTTGTTGTTCAAAATGTAGATTAATTATATGGAGAGAAAAAAATAAAGAAAAAACAAGAATGGCTTGCAACAAATGGAGAGAAAAAAATCAAGATTATCAAAAAAAGTGGCAAGAAGAGAATAAAGATAAAACTAGAAAATATCAACAAAAGTATTATAAAAAAAATAAAGTTACAAGGTTAGTAAAATCAAAAGAATGGAGAATGAATAATATTGAAAAATCAAGATTATCAAAAAAGAAGTGGAGAGAAAAAAACAAAGATAGAATAAATAAATTATGGATGGATAGGTATTATGATCGATATAGAAATGACCAGTAGTTTAAATTATCAAAGAATTTAAGAAATAGAATTAACAAGATATTATTAGGAATAAATAAATCTTCAGATACATTATCTTTACTTGGTGTAAAATCAGTAAACGAAATTAAAGAATATATTGAATTAAAATTTGAAAAAGGAATGAGTTGGAATAATTATAATTTCGAGACATGACATATTGATCATATAAAACCATTACATTCTTTCGATTTAACGAAAAAGGAAGAACAAAAAAAGGCTTTCCATTATACAAATTTACAACCATTATGGGCTAAGGATAATTTAGTAAAAGGTAGCAAAGTAGACATGCCCTTTTTAGAAAAGTCGATTCTGTACGGGCGCTTAAAATAAGGACTTAAAAATCGTTACTAGGTACTACACTCCAAACAGGATGTTTGGTACCTCTAAGAAAAAAAAATATGAAAATAGACAAAAGAAAAAAAGAAATGCTAAAGATGAAAGCATTAAAAATGACTAACGTAGCAATTGGAAAACATTTCGGTATTTCCTATGAAAGAGTTAGACAAATAATTGGAAATTTTGGTCATGCAGATGCAGAAATAATTAATATACAATGTCCTGTTTGTAAAAAACATTTTAAATTTTTTGTTTCTCAAAATAGGAAATATTGTAGTCGTAAGTGTTCGGGTATTAGTAAAAGGTTAAATCAAAAGAAAACAATTGAACATTATTCTAAAGCTGAAAATAAAGCATTAAGTAAAATAAGGAATGACAAGAGAAAAGAAGCAAGAAGATTATATTACCAGAGGCCAGATGTTAAGAAAAAGAAGAAAGCATATCAAAAAACAGCAGGGTTTAAAAAATATCAAAGAGAATATTATCAGAAAAATAAAAGAAAAAATGCAAAAAAGAAATAAAGTTTTCGTTTATGGGACACTACTAAGTGTAACTACAAGAAAAATGGTTTGTGGAAACGAACCAATGATAAAAAAAAAGAATGGGACACTAGATGATTATAAGAAAGTCGGTTTAAATATTTTAAAAGATAAAGGTTCAAAAGTAGAAGGTATGATTCTTGAAGTAACTGATAAACAACTAAATTCTCTAAACCATTACGAAGGACTTGGTTATATGTACAAACAAATTGGTGTTAAGGTAGGTAAAGAAAAAGCGATCGCTTATCAATTAATTGAAAAATAATATGGAATTACAAGATATCCCAAAAGGGTCAAAAATAAATGTAGATACAGATAAGGGAAAGATGATGATAACCTTTTTTCATTGCGATGGATTATATTCTTATTGTGAGGATAAAGATAAAAATCCATGTCACCTTTCAAGAACAACTCCATTAAAAAAGGTCAAGGATTATTATGAAATAGATGATGAAAAGGATGAATAAAAAAAATACAGATATTTATTTAAGAATTTTTTTGTGGATGATGATATTTATATTATTATTAATCGTAGTTAATTTATAAAAATATGAAAATAAAATTTAATAAAAAAATAGAAGAACTTTCAATGGAGATATTAAAACACTCTGGAGTCCACAGAGATTATACAGATGAAGATTTGGCAAATACTGCCTTGATTTTTTCAGAAGTATTATTAGCAAAAATGTACGATAAGCATCATAAACAACTAGGTCAGAAAGGAATGGAGAAATTGGCAGAAGAAGCTGGGGAAAGTTTACATCAAACACTTAAACTTTTTACTGGAGTAGACTTACATAAAATTTATAAATAATTATGACAATAAAAGAGTTAGTAAAATTATTAAAAAATAACATGTGTAGTATATGTGTAAAACAGTTGTAACTACACATATTAAAAAATAAATAATATGCCAAAGAAAAAAGTAGAAAAGGAAGAAAACAAATTAGACACAGCTTTATCCAATCTAAAAAAGAAATACGGAAGTGATTCTGTAATGCAGATGGATAAAAATATAGATTTTAAAGTTGAATGGATACCTACTGGTTGTTTCTCGTTAGATGAGATAATAGGTAGTGGTTTGCCAAGAGGAAGAATTATTGAGTTATTTGGAGCTGAGAGTTCTGGAAAAAGTACAATGTCATTGTTCTTAATGTCTCAAATACAGAAACAAGGAGGCAAGGTAGCATTGATTGATGCAGAGAATGCTTTTGATGGTTCTTATGCGTCAAATATAGGCCTAAATGTCTCAAAATTGCTCTTAGCGCAACCCGGATCACTTGAAGAGAGCATGGACATCATAAAAGAGTTAGTTGAGTCAGAATCGATGGATATGATAGTAATTGATTCAGTAAGTGCACTTGTCCCTAAATCAGAAGCAGAGGGAGAGGACTTTATGAAAGATACTATGGCTATCCAAGCAAGACTTATGAGTAGAGCTCTTAGAATCCTTGCTGGGCCTATATCTAAGTCAAAGACAATAGTAATTTTCATTAACCAGATTAGGGATAAAGTGGGGGTCTTCTTCGGTGCTAAGACAACTACAAGTGGAGGTAGAGCTCTAAAGTTCTTTAGCTCAGTTAGACTTGAAGTTAGAAAAGGTAAGAAGATAGAAAAAGCTGATGTACAAATAGGTAACCAAATCATTTGTACAGCTGTAAAAAATAAAGTTGGCTTCCCTTGGAAGAAAACAACTCTTGATTTATATTATGCTAAAGGAATAGATTTATTTGCTGATGCACTTGATTTCGGTGAGAAGGTAGGTGTTATCAAAAAAGAAGGTTTATCTTTTATGTTTGGTGAAGTAAGTTTAGGAGTAGGAAGAGATAAATCAATTAAAACACTTATAGGTGATCCTAAAATTTTTACAGAGTTACACGAAGCTATTACTAACCAATTAAAAAACAAAGATGATAAGCAGAAATAAAAACACTAAATTAGTAGAATTACAAGTTTATGCAATTCTTTTAGAAACAGATGAAACATCTTTTATAACATTGCATTCTGGTTTTAGTTTAGAAGACGCAATTATAAAAGCAAAAATTGAATTCTTAAATGTTCAAACAAATATTGTCAATGAAGAATTTGCTCAAAAACAATTATCAACACTTAAAGTAGGTTTATTTACAATGAAAGATTTTTCTGAATTAAAAGAAGATGTTTATCAGGAAAGAAAATCAGATGTAACTAATAAAAAAATAATAAGTGCTATAGAAAAAACAAAAAATCTAAAACCAATAATAATTAATGATGAAACTAGAAAAAGGAAAATGAAGATGAAAAAACCTATTTCTAAAAGCAATTTACTTATGATGAAAATTATTAAAAACAAAGATTTAAAATTACTAGACATGCATAAGAGAGACTTCACGAAAGCAGAGATACAATACTTAAAGGATAAAATTAATAAATAGTCAGTCCTTTCTTACTTGACAAGTAAGATAGATAGATTATAATTGTTAATAAGGTCGAAAAGTTTATTAGTTAAAGTTAAAGTTAAAAAATATGGAACAACTAACAATCAACATATTATTTACAGTAGCAGTAGCACTGTCAGTAGTATTAACCCTTATAAGAACAAGACGATAATAGTTAATAGTTAAAGTTAATAGTTAAAGTTAATAAATTAAAAATAAAATTATGGTAGATATATTTAAAGAAGCAAAAGAGGCTGTAGTACCAACATGGGCTAAATTCTCAGAAGACGGAGATTCAGCACAAGGAACATATGTTGGAAAAATTGAAGGTCAAATAGATGGTTATGGTAACAAACAAGTTATTTACCAAATATTACAAGATGACAATTCAGTTGTAAATGTAGGTTTCGGTGTAAACAAAAAATTCATTATAAGTCAAATGGAGACTGTTAACTTTGGTCAAATTATAGGATTCGTCTATAAAGGTAAGGTTAAATTTAAGGATAAATTTGGAAAGACGCTTGAAGTAAAAGACTTCGGACTTCACCAACAGGCTAATATTGTAAATGACGAATGGTTAAAAGAAAACAAAGATAATATGCCAGAAGTAGTAAGAGTCAGTGATGAACCATTGGATGAAATAGCACAATCAAAGATTGACGCTAATAAAACATTTAATAGTATTCAAGACACAGAGGAAGCTCCTTTTCCAAAAACAGAAGACAAACCAGAGTTAACTGAATCAGACAAGTTAGGTGTCATTGAAAAATTAGCGAAAGATAAGTTAGATTCAAATGATATTGAAACTACAAAAGCTAAGGTAATGGAAAAGACAGGAATAGCTTTTATTCCTCTTAACTACGATTCTATTATTACAGAGTTAACAAAAATCTAATTATTATATGACAAAAGAAACTAAAAACTTAATAGGAGTAATAGGTGATATGCATATGCGAGACTTTCTTCCTTATGCAGATTACATCTCTGATAAAAGGGTTTCTGAAAAGAATAAAATATTAGATTTTATTGTTAAGACGTTCGAAGATTGTGAAAATATTGTTATCTTAGGAGACATTTTTCATAGCAAGAATAATAGCTCAGAAACAAATAAGGATTTTGTTAAGTTCATTGAAAATTTCAAAGATAAGAATATCTATATGATTTCCGGTAACCACAGTAAAAAGGGTGATGGAAAGACAGCTATAGATTTTCTTAAAGAAATTAAGGATAG